AAATGCAAGAGTCTAACACTTTGGATCCGTGAACGACTTTATTAAGGAAACGATAGAGCCTGGTATACACAGGTCCGACAGTGATCCTCTAATGGTCAGGGCACCTGGGGACTGGATGGGGGTCAGGGAGCTTATTCGCGAGATCTTCTGTCAGGCGTTGGGAGTCTTTCAGGTAGTCGAGATAGATCCTCCTACGGAGGCAGTGAACACATTCGTCACCGTCCTCCTGGGGGTAGTCTGGGACATTAGCAATTTCTCTAGCCCACCTTTTAAAGATGTGGTCATCTGAGAAAGCCTGGAAATGGGGCTAGAAATCTAGGGCAGAGGAGACTATGCAAACGTCCCTCGCGAATTTGCTCCCAGTTATGACTAAGTGCGAGGACGAAGAGTCGACTAAACGTTAGAGCGACGCTTAGAAGGGCATTGAGGCGAAGTGGTCTGCAAGGAAACGACACTCTATGTGCTGAGACTAGTGGTGCTTTCCGTCTGTTTTCTAGCCCTGAGTGACTCCGGGAATGCTGGCTTTGTCAAGAGATATGGATATATTCCCCTAAGCATAAGCTGTAACTCTCACCCTATCGAACTTACGGACGCATACAAGATTGGTTCGAGCATGAGGCTTCTCGGGACGCCTGGTCCTTTCAACAGGTTGGTAGTGTGAAACTATCTCCAAGGGAGAGTGTTAACACCTCCTCATTGGCTCGATTGCAAAAGGCTTGAGCCGCCTAGCCTCACAAGAGTTGAGCAAGGCCATGCAAATCAAAACAAGGGATGCGGCTAGCAAGGCGGGATGGGAGAAGGCGAACCCGGTAGGAGCGTTAACATGTTCAAGGTTTTCCATAACCCTAGGAGTCCTGGGGTAGTTGTGCAACGAGTGGTACAGTGAATGCCAAGGGACTAAGGGAAAATAAGGAGGAGGAGGCACAGGGCACGAGTTGTCAGACTCTGTGCTGAACTACAGACCAACTGGGACAGGAAGAGTGTTTACCCCTGACGAAGGGGCGTTCCCAAAGTGAAATGGTTCCCAGGGGGCTGATCTGAACAAGAAGTCTGAGAAAGACCGTTCTTAGAATTGATCTTGATCAAGACGAGTTCCG